TGATTTTCCTTTCGATTCAGTATTTTTTTCATACTGAGAAAGAATTGCGTCTAATTTTTTACTCATTTTTATTTTTTTTAATGTTTATTTAACAATAATAGTAATAAAACATTAAAAAGTCAATAAGCATCACAATTTATATTTAAAAAATTTATTTATCGAAAATAATTATAGAGTCTTTGAGAAAATCATCACTTAACTCCAAATTAAGAAGTTGATAAAAAAATAAAAATATTAAAGAAAACAATAAAATAATTATTATTAATAGAAATATATGGGTTTTGTTTTTCATAAAAGTAATTTATTATTACAAATATACGAAAAATATCCCAATTATACAAATTAAATAAAGTTTTAAACCGTATAGTCTGCGCTATTTCGTGGGGAAAATTGGTTACGGGGTATTGGGGTGTCTAAAAATTTTGGAGTGGTTGTACAATTATCTACCATTAAGTTCTTTATATTATCCCTTTTTTCTTTACCTCTGATTAATTTTATAATATCATCAATTTTTAAACAATGTCCTTTATCACAAAATTGATTACCTATCTGGGTTTTTAATTGGGTACCTATATTTTTTAATTCCTTTGACCACATGTGAGTACACATATCTTTAGTTTTACACGTATCAAAATGTACTTTGAGTGAGTTATTAAAAAGATTAATACTAAATCCTACTGCTAAGTCCCACGTATCAGAAGATGATACATTTATATCTATTATGTTAAAAACCATACAGAATTTACCGTCTTTAATTAAGAAAGAATATTTAATTTCGCCATTCCATAACATCTTCCAATTTTTGGAGAAATTATGTTGTTGTTTATCATTCCAAAACTGATCACAAATCCCTATTTTACAATTACCACTACTAGTTCCGCGAAATTTTACAATGTTATCATTAATTTCAGTCAACTCTATACTTTTTAAATATGAAGGGTACTTCACAGTAATATCGCAAAGGGTTTCGGGTATCTTCCTATTTAGATTAGTTAATTGACTCCCAATAGATTTTTGTAAAAGATTATTAATACTATATTTAATTATTATATTTAATTCTGAATGATTAACTATCTCCTTTCCTGTGTTCTCAATAAAACTAATTAACCATACAATGGATTTATATAATCCCTCACTAGATTCAATTTCACCTGTAGAAAAACCTAAAATAACTAAATAATCCTGTAAATCTTTAAGTGACTGAATATCAAGATTAACACCCAACTTATCTTTAATAAAATCACCAAACGCTTTCGCAGAAACATCACCAAAATCCCAATCAATATTAGAAACTTTTTGACCTTTTTGTGTTCTAAATTCTGGTAAATAACCTTTTTGTATTAGATATTTTTGTAATTCACCTGCGTTTGGGTCGTCACCCTCACCGAATCTTGAGGTGTTACCTAAAATGTTATTTAGTATATTATCTTTATGTGGGGTATTTTTTTTATGTTCCTTTTTAAATCTTACTTGTTCTTCTTTGGTGTTTACACATTTTCGTGGACAACCTTCGTTAGATTTAATAGTGTAAAATTTACTATCAGTAAATGGCCCACTAACTGTCTTATCTTTTAAATTTTTTATTAATTCAGAACATAGTGGAATAATATCAAAGTCATCTTTTTTACAATTTTCCTCCAACAACATAGTATCTCCTTTCTGAAAAGAATAGAGTCTCTTGATTTTATCTATTTCCTCCGTCAAAGATATTTTCATAGTTACTATTCTTCGTCTTCTTCGTTATGAGAAGTAAAGGAATCTCTTATTTCCTTTTTATCGTAATTATCAACATCGCTCTGAGTTAACGTATATTCAGTTTCTTCTTCGGTTGCTTCATACCCTTCTTTATCTGACCAAAAATCAGTTAAGGATACACTATATGGAAATGAATCCATTGATCTCATTTCTAACCTTTCTACTGGTGTAGGGTTTCTTTTTTCGATTTCTTTTTCTAAATCATCTATTTTACCTATTACCTGATCCATTCCACCTACTTGAGATTCTAAATCTGATAGTTTACCCAATAGTTCATCCATTTTAGTGTTTATACCATCTACAGATGTTTTTGTTTCTTCAGTTTTATCAACTATATCCGTAACATCTACCTCAACAGTTTCTTCTCCTCCCATATCGTCTGAAGCAAATTCATCCTCAACTTCAGCACCTTCACCAGCATCGGCAAATGGGTCAGTTTCTTCAGTACCAGTCGCATCAGCCGCAAATGGGTCTTCTACTGTGGTATCAGTTTCTTCACCTTCTGGTGTGTCAGTATCGGCACCAGCCGCATCAGCCGCAAATGGGTCCTCTACTGTGGTATCAGGTTCCTCTTCCCCAACAGGTTGTTCATTTAAAAAATCGTCAAATAATAAATTTTTTTCTTTATCAGTTTCTTCAGGAACATAAAAACTATATTCCAATAATTGTTGGTGTCTTTTTAATTCTTCAGATAATAATTCTTTCTTATTCATTTCTATTACATTAATAATTGTCTACCATCATTTGTTTTGTAAACTTTATTTACCCTCTCAACGATTTCTTTACCATCGTTGATTAAACATTCGTCACCTATACACTCTTTTTCTTCAGTATCGTTGTCACCCAAGAAATTATCTAGTTTTTTCTTAAGAACGTCTTTTTCGTTTGTGTCGTCTATATTATCCATAATACTTCTTTAACTATAAATATAAAATTATTCAGAAAAATCACGTTCTATCCCCATTATTTTTAATTCACCTCTTTTAACAATGATTATTTTATTCTGGTAGTTATCCCAATCTATTTTAAAATCTTTATAATTTATATTACCAGATTCAGAATCACTAAGACTTTCAATTAATAAATTTAATGCGTTTATGGTGTAAAAACACACACCTTTTTTATGTACAATGATGGTTGTGGGGAAAAACGATGTTATATCAACGTTTTGATGTTCCTTGAGATATATTCTATATGTAAGAATTTTTTTATTGTCTTCATCACAATTATACTGAAATATTTTATCGTCATCGATACCAAACCTTTTTAAAAGGTATTTTTTAAAACTATCAACCTTATCTAAATAAACAAAAGATGCTAGTGTTATACTTTTATCCGAATTCTCCATTTTTATAAATGTAAGGTATCAATTTATTTTTATATTTTATCTTATATAATAAACCCTTACATTTATTAAATATCTCATCAGAAACAAAAACATTATTATTTAAATTTTTAATCCGATTTAATATTTTTTCTTTTTTTATGGAACTATATTCTATTATGTTTAAATCTATACCAAATATTATGTTTTCACCATAAACGTACACCATATTTTTATCACTTATATAAATAACTGAGTCACTTAACGATAAAATCTTTTTTATTATTTTTTTATTTACCCTACTTTTTCCATGTAAAATATCTAAATAGACATATGGGATATTATCACCAAAAGTATTAAAACATACCTCTTTAAATTTTTCTAAATCAACTTCAAAATCAACTTTTCTTTCCTTTTTAGTAAATGTCCAGTATAATTTTGGGTTCACTTTTTTATGTATAATAGAAATGTTACCCCCAATAAACTCTTTTGCGTTATCCCAACCGATTATTAATGTAGATAAATCATTATCTATAGAGTTTAAATCTCTACAGATATTGAAGTTTTCTTCCTCTAATTTTAAACTTGTTACTATATTTCCAACGTACATAATTACAAATATAGTGATTTTATTTTAAAAAGTTAAGGTTTTTATGGATTATCATTATCTTTTAAGTCAAAAGCCAATAAAACTGATTCAAAAGCGTTAAAGGCTTTCTCAGGAGAATCCTCTGGAACTATAAAGTTGTTGATGGCTGTATATATAGATGATGTCCCTGTTGGTAGTTTGGTTGTTGGTGGTTGTGGTGTTAATATAACACCGGCAACATCGTATGCACTTTTATACTTATCTTTTAGTTCTTTCCCAGTGGGGGACTTGTTTTTCCAAACATATATAGCGGTTTTAAAAGCCTCTTCAAAATTACTACTTACTTTATCAGGGTTATTAAGATAATTATCAGTAGTCAACACACTTGTTTTACTATAATTATAATATTCTTCTCTACCGGTTAACCATAAAAACCCTCTAGGTTTAAATCTAAAACCGTCACCAGGATAAATATTAAAATATGTAAACCCAGTCGCAATTCGTTTATCAACAGTGTCTATTTCCTTTTGTACTTGTACTTCGGTAAGATACCCATATTCATCTGGTGCTTTTTTACCATTTAAAATAGCTGTTTTTTTTCTCTCTATAAACACTTCATAGTCAACTACTTCTGTCTCATACTTATTTGGTGTTATTGATGCCATCGCAAAATTACTTTCCACAGTACCTGTAAATGTGGGTGTACTACCATATTTAGTCCCAGCAGCATTCTTTAATTCATCGTAAAAGGGGTTATCGGTACTTGGTGGGTTTTCACCATATGACCTTGTTTTTTTATCATAAATGGTGTCTGTAAATAGTACTCTTTCCATACTTTTGGTATCTGTCCAACTTAAACCATAAAGTGATAAATAATTAGACTGTGACATAATATTGGCGACAAACATACATACTTGGGTATTATTTATGATGCCAGCATTTTTTATGAGAATTTTAACCTTATCTAATTCAGCCTGAGCATCAGTACCTGCCGGTAAAACACTTTGCCAAATAACACCCATTTCTTCAAAATTACTTACTTTCCATTTATCAAAGTCAAATGCTTCTGTAGGGTCATTTACACCTATTTTATATAATGGATTATGAGGACTTAAATTAGTAAATTTAAATGGTGGTAATTTATTTGTTTCATTTAAATCTAAGTTTAAGTCTGCTAAGATGTCTTCATTCGGCTTACTTATATATTTTGATTGTCTAACCCCTTGAAAATTTGTAGTCATATGATTTGGGGATATACTATGATTCACACTAGTTATAAGATAAGCACCATTAAAAAACGGTACATTTTCTAAATTAAAGTACATTAATGGTTGTATATTCATACAACCTAATGCATCTACTTTACACGTATACGACCTAGTTTTAAATAATCTAAGAAGATCTGTCCCCTGATAAACTTTTTGCGTTCCACCTCTTTTATCCACCAAATCAGCTAGTGCCTTAAAGTATTCACCAGTTTCTTTATGTTCTTGTTGGTTAAGAGATACGTTTTTAAAGATAGTTTGATTTTCTGACCCAAATCCTACCCTAAAACCCACTAAGGTATTACCACCAGTATTAGTTATGTCAGCAGGTGGATTGGATAAGGAGAACCCGTCATTAGCAAACTGATACTTATTTTTTTCACCGATGTCTAATGCTTGTGATGCACCACCTACATAAATACAACAATATATTGGTCCTGTTGAGTTATTATTTTTAAGTGTTGTTACTGGTCTAAACATTTTAGAAATTTCTTTAGGGTCAGTAAAGTTTACATATGTAGGTAGTATTTGAAATAGGAAATTACTATCTCTTAATAATTTAGCCATAAAGTAATATACACTAGTTTGTAAATTACTACCTAAAGTTAAAAAACTATTTAGATTTATAGTCGCCTTATCACCTATATTATTCCAACCCCTATCAACAAATTTAAAATAATCAAACAACGATTGTTCACCACTGCCCGACCCACATACATTAAAACATTTCTTTGTGTCAGAAACCCATTTATCATTTATATTCTTAAAGTAATTATAAATCTGTAATTTTATTATGTTAGTAGATTTAGTGCTACTCTCTTCTGTTGCAGAATTATCTTGACCACTTTCTTCTCTACCTTCTTCTACATCATTATAAGTAGTTAAAAAATTATCAACATATTCTTTAATATCACTTACTTTTGCCGTGAGTTTTTCTGGTACACCGTTATCTGTATCAAAAACTGCTGGTGCCAATACTACCATATTAACAGTCTCTAACAAAACTCTTCTTATGTCTGCACCAGATGTCGATATATCTTCTGCTGAAGGATCAGGACCACTATATGTCTTCATATCATATTCAAACCCAGATGACGCACCAACACCAAATGATCCACCATCTACCCATTTTTTAAATTTCTCTATAAATAAATTTTTTGTGTTCAATGGCATATTTAACAATTCAGGTTCTAAAGGTACATCATCTTTAGTAACAACAGTAGCTAAGTAACCAACCTTAGTTAAATATGATGATTGTAGTGTTTGGTATTTTGAAAAAGAGCAGCCTGAATAATCTATATTCCAATCAATTACACCTCCCGATGCTTTCCATAAATAACCACCGATGAAATATATATAATATTCTGGTAAATTAATTATCTTGGGGTTCATATAAGACCCATTAGGAAATGCAGCTGTTAATACCGCCTCTTTAAAAGTTTTAAATGGTAAAGTAGACAACAATAAAAGTGCTTTAGCATAATCACTTTGTTTACTATAGTACTCACTTTGTATTAAAAATTTTGGGGGTTCACAATCTTCCTCACCTAAAGAAAAATTTGTCCTATTTAAAAAAGAACCTCCATCAGGTACGGTGGTACCAGATAAATCAATATCAGATATTAGACTATCAATTAAAAACGTGTTATAATTATTGTTTGACACACCATCTAATTTTTCAGAAACCTTTTGGTCCCATACATTATAAGATATTTTTGTTAATATATTACTATGGTCGTATGTTTCTTTATAAAACTTTCCAATCTTTGGTTCTTTATAAATCGACTTAATTGCCGTATACCTAGTATTCGTTGATACCTCATCAGATAATTTTTTAGTGTTATATGTAATACCTGGAACATCAAATAAAATGTAATCAACGTCATCTGAGGTATCCGTTCCACCTATATTAGTACCCCCAAAATTTAAAGGGGATGTGGTTTTCCAATTGAAGTTCACACCATCATAATCAAGATTATCTTTATAAAATTTTGATGACTTAATAAATGGTACTGTTTCCTTTTTAAGTTTTTTTATTTTATTACCATATACACTTCTAGCATCTTTAGCAAAAAATGTTTTATTTGCGGATATACCATCCAAACCCGCGAAATTAGCAATACTACGATTCGGAGTTGTCCATCTGGAATAATTACTTAAAACTGCCACCCTACTAAATATACTTTTTACTATAAAATCATCCATTTCAGGTGTATCGTTCAATACTGTACTTTCTATCCATGGGTTTACATTATAATCTATAGGGTTTATGGGAAACCAATTATCTGTATCTAACCCCCCTTTAAGGGATGATGCTTTACTTATTTCTTCTAAGGATTTCTCTTTGGATATCAATTTTTTAAATACTTCTTCAACAAATTCTACTTCAGGAAAGGCACCTTCTGTCAAAGTAACTGATCCGTCACCCAAATAAAACTCTTCTTGTGTAGAATCATCATTATCCCTATAAACCAATGGCCAAGCTACGGGATCAGTAATTTCCAACGGTATGTCGGTAGATATCCCCAATAAAGATTCACTCCTTGCTGACCCTTTAGTGGTGTCTGAAGCATCGTATGATATGTCATATATTGTAGATGTCATTGCTTGAGTATTATTACTTATAATCCTAAAACAACTAGCTATGGTGGGTTTGAAACCTAATTCCTCTTCAAAATTCTTAAGTATCTCATCATTTAAATCCTTTTGTGCGACTTTAGTTTCTTCTCTAGCTAGTAAGTCTAACTCCTGAATTAATGCATCAACTCTAGATCTCTGTTCCCTAAAATCTACAACATATACGTTTGAGTTTTCTGTTAACCCCTTTGATTTTATTTGTTCACTAAGTAAACTGGGTAACTTTGTCTTGAAAGTTTCAATCTCAAAAAATATATTATTATCCAAATTACCCCAATTATTTTGTAAATATAATGTGTTATCTACGTTTACCATATTAGTTAAAACTGTAGATAATTTTTCTGGTTTTGGCGACCCATTATCACTTGGGGAAACATCAACAATGAAATTTTTCCAATTTTTATCCTTGTCACTTCCGAAATTAAAACTATTAACCATTGCAATACTATTATCCTCTACCCCTATTACCGTTGATAATTTAGTTGCGTAGTTACTGTACGTGGCTATTAAATCATTTAATGTGTTAATGTAAATGATAAACGAAGCCTCATGTATGGAATTAATTAATAAGTAGTCTCTTATAGATAGATAATTTTCATCCTTTATTAATGTTTCATCCTTTATTGGGTCACTTTGGATTTGGGATTTATTATTTTTTTGTAATAAATAGATTCCTGAATCAAAGTCTGATTTACCACCCTTAGTAAGTTTTTTAAACGATATTGATTCTGCTTTTTCAGATTCAGATAAATTACCATCACCATCAAAGTCAATTGACTTACCTATGGGGGACCCTATAAATATCTTTAGCTGGTTTAATAAACTTAACAACGACTTTATATCCTTTAACTTATCTAATTTATCAGTATTCGATTTTAATATTTCTGTTTCTATTTGTAATTTAGCTATCTTTGTAAAAAAATCATCTATTTTTCTAACTGAATTATCTTTTTTTCCTTGAAGAATAGATAATGCATCGTCCCCACCAAGTGATGATGCTAGTTTCAGTGTATTTGCATCTTGCTCATCAAATATATCATTTAGATTTTGTAAACCTTTATCGGTGTTCACAGTCCCTATAATATTACCAATATTCATATCATTTAAAAATGCCTGTTGGAAACCAATAAAATTAGCGGATATGTCAAAATTACCAGTTGTTCCATCAAAATTAGATGACCAATTAACCATATGTAGACAATAGTCAATCGGTAACCCAAAATACCCTTTTATTGATAAATTAAACACTGGGTAAGGCATCTTAAAAAATACACTATAAGGTGATTGTCTATCATTATCTTTAATAGTGTCAAATAACCCAGACCCCCTAATATCGGTAAACGTTATATCCACAACAGGGACTAAACTAGCGTTATATTTAATATCAATACTTTTTATACCGAAACCCTCTAAAACCCCTTTACTTTCTGTTGGTCCTAACCCACCTATATTTGTCCAACTAGTTGTCGCATATGTTTTTTGGGGGTTTGGGTCTAATTCACCAGATGGGTTATACTTTATTTTAGTTGATATAAAATCTACCTCATCTGTTCCAGAAGTAAAAAATGTGTTTTTGTTTGTTTGTGGGTCGGTTCCACCATATGTATTTCGACTTCTTGGTGATGCGGAGAACTTTACATATATAAACATGTCTTCAGGTGGTATCATACCCATACCGGGTGGATTGGGGTCTACAAGAAATAAACTACCTTTGACATCTACATTTTCTGGTTCGTTCGATACACCCATTACTTATTTTTTTAATCAATACCTGTAAGTATTTTATAATTTTCTACCGCTTTAATGTATTGTTGAATACTGTCTGTTAAGGGGAAAGGTATCCTAATTATTTCTTTATCTGGTATATTTTCTTCTACACCACCATAAGTAGGATTAGCCAATAAAATTAACCATCCATGATATGGGTTATCATAATATAGTTGACTTAGTTTATCTAATCTAGTTCTTTGAGCGTTATAAACTACTGTTTTATCAGAATTTTTAGGTTCTATTTTTATAAATGGTAGTGGTTTATAACCACCATCCACTTTAAAGTCTTGATATCTATCGAAATATTGATTTCCCATTTTTATAAATTTAATACGCTACCATCATAAGTAAACTCTTTCACTTGAGTACTACCACTTTTATTTTTTGTGAAATACGCTGTAACTTTTACTGTTACCTGTGTTTTTTTACTTTTTATTATCTTTTTTTCTAATTCTTTAATTTCTTTTTCATATTTTTTAATGTTTATAATATTTTGGGTTACAGATGTACCTGAAACCACTTCATTTTGTGCCTCTGTTAAATCCAACTTTGTTTGAGCCAAAACTGAAGTTAATTCACTTTCGGTTTCTCCAAATTTAGGTGTAATTATATCAACACCCTTTAAGTACTTAACTGGTGGAATATTATTGACGCTTTCATCACTACCCGCGCTTATTGTTTCGGACCCATCCACTGAAACTTTATACGATAAAGAATTTCCTTTGGCAACTTGTCCCTCAATTGTTACTTCTGAAGGTTTAGTTTCTACCCCTTCTGAATTTAAAACTCTTATAATAATATTTGACCCAGTGCTTATAACCCCGGAAGAAGTCGATGCTGAAAAATCCTCATAATCTATCTCAATATTACTTTGGGGTTGGGTTGTGTCAATATCACCAGTTTCAGAATCATTTAATTGATCAATTACCCCTTGATTTTTCAAAAGCTCTGTAAGTGCATCAGATTTTAAGTCACCCAATTTAACTCCTGGAATAATTTTACCAGAACTACTATCAATCTTATCCGCCCTAGGATCATACATTTGTGTATTTGCGTAATAATTAAATGACACCGCGTTTTGTAATTTATCGATTGGACCAACTAAAGATTGTCCACCAATTAAATCTACAGTTAATGAAACGTTTGCTATCATAGGTTGTACCCCTATACCTTCTGGGTTTAAATCCCATTTTATACCACTTTCCTCATAATTAATACTTAGACTATTAATTATAACTTTTGTGTGGAAGAAATCACCAATCCTTAATATACACACAGGTGGTCTACCAAAAGCAAGGTTTTGTGGTTTTACAGCTGCGGTATCATTATTAACACTAGGTCCTTGTCTCATACATTGATTTAAGAATGTTAATCTAGTGTTTAACCCCTCGGGTGTTGTTGAGTGATATCCTGGTTGGAAATATTGTATCTTTTGGGAAATAGTTTTGAAGTAGTTAGGGTAATTTGCATCAATAAAATCAAAATATTTTGTCTCATCAATAATTAAACCATCAACTAAATTAGCAAACTCTGGATAAAAAGATAAACCCTCCAAGTTTTCTTTTTTAGGTTCCGCATCTGTACCAGCCTTACTATCATTTTCTATTGTAACATCTACCCTTCTATTAGCCTCTTCGAAAAAATTATCTGTAGAAACTGAATCACCTTTACCCGTAATTTTTTTAGATATCCCTTTGGTTCCTAAAGCAGACTTTATTTCATCATAAACATTTTGGGCTCTATTTTTAGACAATCCTTTTGTAGTTCCCACTGCCTTTCCGGACGATATATTACTATTTAGTTTCTTTTCTCCCTGATAAGCGTACCCATCACACGTAACTTTTATCTTATTTCCCGACAATATTTGATCTTGTACCCATTTTTTTACTTCTGTATTTAACCAAGCACTTATTTTAGATGTTGGGGCTTTTTCTTCACCATCTTCAAAGTAAAATGTCTTTGGTTTGGACTCTGCCTTTTGTTTTACAGTGTCGGTAGACTCTTGTTGTTCGATACTAGCCAATTTCTTCTCAACCTCAGCCCTTGTTGATTGACTAATATCACTATTTTTCCCAATTAAACTCAAAAAATCATTAGGAGATAAACAACCAGCAAAAAATCTTTCTATAGCGTCATTTTGTTTACCTCTATACCCATTTATTACTTTTGGGTGATCAACAATGATTTTAAATGACAGTTGACCACTTCTTTTGGTGTTATTATACGTATAAACAGGTTCACTTCTACCAATAAATTCTGTAGTTGTCCAATTGGCGCTATTAGTTTCATCAAAAGTTAACCCATAAGGTGGAAACCACATAATCCTACCTTTGTTACCACTTAATATATCCCCAGGACCAATTTCACTTAATGGTAAATCAGGTAGATTGTCAGCCCAAGCCAAATTCTCAATAGATAACATATATTTTTTAAGGGTGGTTTTCCCATCTTCCTTTGTCGGGTGATACTTTGGTAAACCGTTTTCCATTAATACACTTAAAGAAGCGTCACCAGATTTAACTGAAAACCCAGAATTGTCTGTTCCACTTGATGGAAATAACCCAGTATTTCTTATAGCTTTTAAATAATTATAGTCGTCATTTACCGTCCACACTCTACAATAATTACCATTGGCTTCAGCATCTATTAAAGTTAAAGGGCTAATAGCGTTACCCCTACTAATAAGTCTATCTTGTTTTTTATCTTTAAAATATTTTTTTGTTTGGTTAATGAAAACCTCATCCTCACTGTTATTAACTAATTGTTGTGTTTTATATAATAGCGTTTTTTCATTAAAATTACCCTCACCACCAGTACTCCAAAAGAAATTTTCATCAACATCCGTTACTTGTTGGTTACCGCTAGTATCTGGACCACCATTAAAATCAGAATCGTCAAATGTCTTAGGTGTTAATGACCCTCTATTGGTGTTTTTCTCTGTACCTATATAATATCTGGCGTTTGTACCCTCATCAGACGTACCCTGTAACCTTCTATCCTCATATAATGGTTTATATGTGTTCTGGTTTAACAAATCAAATAAGAACGTCACCTGTGAAACATTAGTTCTCTCTAATAGTGTATTAACTCTAATTTCAGTACCTAACGTTGGTGCAACACCTTCTTTTTGATCACCAGTCGTTTGACCATAATTTTCATTATGTTCATTCCAACCAACAGCCCCGTTTGGTAGTGTATTAAAATATTGTTCTGAACCCCTTAACCTATTAACATAACTACTAACCCCTCCATCTTTACCTATAGGTGGTGTAATATTTCCAGTACTTGGTGACCCATTATTAGCTTCATCCTCTATCTGAGCGATTTTATTGATAATTGTTTTTTCAAGTTCTTGACCACCTACTAACCCCAAAGAACTTTCCCTTTGGAAATCTAATGTTTTATATGTGTCAATTACGTTAAATGGATATGGAACACCTTTAGTTACCCCTTTGTTAATAAGATAGAATTGTTCACTATTATAAGATGTTGGGTAAGACCCTTTTTTCTTAATACCAAAAGTTTGGGGTGTGGAATACCCTAAATTAGGGGGTACTGTTAATTCATATGTTCTATAATCATCATCTTGTGGTGCAAACCTATTAAGATTAATGTTTTGTGTAGTTCTATAAAACGTTCCAATTGGAAACATTTTCTCATTTTCATCATAATGAATAGGTATATTCTCAGAAGAAACACCAAGAATAGGTACATTAATAACATTCCCAATATCATCTAATTTAGATACAAGTCCAGATTGTGTTAATGTTTCATTTACAGGAGGTGGTAAATTTCTATCTAATAACCTATTTCTAAAGTCTTCAGTAGAAAGTGGTCCTAATTGATAAAATAATCCTTGATGATTTAATATTCCAGCCATATATAATAATTCTTATTATATAAATATTAGATACTAAATTTTCAGGGGATAAATTAATAATTTATATACTTGTTCAAGTTTTTTTAATTCTTGTTTTTGTTTCTTGTATATTATTTTAAGTATTAATCTGGTCCTTGTAATAATAGGAAATAATAATTAATAAGTCAATAGTAAAGTTGAATTTTTTTTAAATTAACCCATTGTTTCCATATAACCATTCGATGGTGGTGGTAAATTAGCGTCGAGTTGACCATCTTGGTTTGCTATCTGACCAACTCTATTAGAAATGGCTGTGATTAATGCTGGTTCCATATTAGAACTAATAGGCGTGTTAGAGGTTATATTTACATTTATGGTTGCCGTACCACTAACTTTCAGTTCTGAAGGTGCGCTATTCGAATTACCACCTATTTTATTAGGGTCACCCGCTAATAACATATCCCTTTTATCCAAACTAATTTCCCCAAATTCTCCAATTAGTGTTCTATCTTTTCCTCCTCCAGGATACGATATTAAATCTCCGGCTTGACACTTACCATCTTTCCATTCTCCACCCTTATCCCTACAAGTGTCAGGATCAGTAATCCCTCCGTATGGATTACTATCTCCAATGTCATTACTAGGATCAGATAATTCACCCCACGTTTCACCAAAATTGTTCATTACTGTACTTAATTCATTAAAAGACTTTATTGTACCATCTTTAATTGATGTAGTTAACTTCCCAAATCCATCATTTAAATCCTTTATGGTGTCTGATTCCCCACTATCTGCGAACATACCTTTGATCATTGCAGAACCCTTAGATATCCAAGCCTCTGTAGATTTTTTCATACTCTCTCTAACACTTACAAATGTTTTATCAATCTCTTTAGTTGCTATTTCATAAATGTTGGTAGCGGTTACCGCTTTAGCGTCTTGAGCCTTACCAAAGTTGTCCATTTTTTCTGACATACTTTGAGTATTTATTGCAATATCTCTAAATGTTTCTTCTGGTGACTGATTAGCTTGTTGAATTTCTTCAGCCATACTATCTGTAATAGAACTCAATCCAAGATCTTCACCATTATGTTTGACAACAAATTCCCCCCTTGATTCTGACCACTGAGCTAATGAAGCTAAATTTTCTTTAGTTTCCATATCCCCGATAGAAGAAAACTTCATTTTAATATCTTTAATTTTAGATGTTTGTCGAGCCATCTCTATCATCGATTTAGTATTAATCCCTAACTCTTTTCCAGCCGCTTGTAGTTGCATTCTAACCTCCGCAGGGAATTCATATTCCCCACTTGTTTCGTTAAACTGCATCATATTCTCTGTCATTTTACCTAATTTCTTAGCTAACTCTTCTGGTTTGTTACGAGCCAAATACATAGTTTCAAACGGATCACCAAATGCTTCAGCAATATCACCACCTAACATCTGTAAATTAGCTGCAGCTTCAATTGCGGCTTCTGGTTGATAGAACTTATCGGCCATTTGTAGTACATCACTAACATCTAAACGCATTTTAACCGCTTGTTTAGCCATTGAAGTCATCCCTTTTACCCCACTAGAGAATGAATATTCTTGCATAGATTTCATATTTTTTTGTAGAGTCTGAATCACTTTTGTTGAGTTTAATCCCATTGCTTTAGCCCCTTTATATGTTTCCATTAACATTTTTTCCATTTTCTGAGAAGAAACCCCCATTAAATTAAAACTTTCCGCCATTCCTGTGGCATCTGAAGCCATAATACCCGTACCAGCAGCAACAGCAGCAATAGCCTTAGCGTCCTCTTCAGTAACTGGTGTGATTCTACCAGAAGTCTCCGCCATTTCTTTGTAAATTTCTTTTAAGTCGTCTTGCTTCAACCCCATTTCTATTACATCTGGTAAAGCACCTTTAAAACTTTCCGTCATTAATTTTGCTGATCTACCACCTAACCCCAGAGTTTTAACTAATCCTTTATACGTTACAGCTATTTTTTGAGCTAAATTATATTGTGCTCCAGTAGACATAAGAAAATCTTTATACTTTTGACCTGTTACCGCAACTTCATTCGTTATTCTACCTACTACTTGGAACTGTTCTTTTAAAGATCTATTTAGTCTAACTATTCTCTTATAATTTTTTTCTGCTTCTTTTTTAGTTTTGGTATCTATCTCTTCACTATCCTTAATAATTTGCAACTTCTCCTTTAAAAGTTTTATCTCATCGTCTAACCCCTTTCTTCTTTCCTTACTAATTCCTTCCACGCCCTCTTCAAACTTCAAGGCGGTTTTTTTCAAATTTCTTAAAGAAGTATTTAAACTCTGTATCGCATCAATTTCATCTTTATTCATATCTTATAATTCTAATTGACTGATCTCACCCTTCCATCCGATCAATATTTTACCATGTGTACCACTAGACTCCCACTTATATAGACTACCTTGCTGTTGTTTATTTAATTCGTCAGTGGTGAATTGAAACACCCACTTATTACTTCCCCTTTTCAAAACCACAGTATCCCCCCCCCTTTTAAAATTAATTATATCAAACCATTTATAACCACCATTTTCCCCAATAACTTTAACTGAACCACATATAGATGCGTCACATTCAACATCTTGGAGGAATTTTATCTTAACCTTTTTAAACCCACCAATTTTTTCACCAACAGTTCTATTCAACCCCCCACCTAATTCTTTATCTTTAACTTTTATTCCTGATATATTGAAATAGGATTGTAATTTACTTACTATAGAATTTAATACCGCATCGGCATCACCGTACCAAGACTCAACAGTTGAACACCCCTTAAGGGTAATTACTCTCTTATCTTGTTTACGTATTTTAGACTTATATTTTTTACCACATTTATCCCAGTTTTCTTCGAATTGTTTCACAATAGACTCTATATAACCTTCTGATTTTAAATAACTTATATATGTTTCTTTATCTGAATCCTTATTAGACGGGTCTATATGTTTATCAAATAACTTACCACACCAACAAATACTGTGTGGTAAATCTTTCATTCTCCTTAACAACGCCAACTGAGCAGCCCCTTTCGCAGCCCCTTTACCAAATCTATAACCTTTACCACCCATTCTATAAACTTTACTACTACTTCCCGCTAACGCTATTTCTTCCGCTTCCGCAGCACTTATATCATTATCTTTAAACCAAGTATACATATCAGTTTCGGACATTTTTGACATATCTACTTCCTCTATTATAATCGTATCACCAACTTTTTTGTTTATGTCATACGTTTGCGCTTCTTTTTCTGTAATATACATACCATCGTCATTTGGAAAATCCGTTTGGTTTTTATGGATTGTGTACTCAACGTTTTTTTTCTCTACTGTAGAAGGTGTCACTATTATTTTATTTTCTACTAAAATATTTATAGTTTCATTAATAGAGGAAATAGTATTTAAAAATTTATTTAAATTTAAACTCATGATGTTTTATTATATAAATATATGAAAAGTTGTAAATATTTATAGCTATTTAGATTTACTATGTTCAGCGATAAAAATTCTTCTAGAATATGTTGGCATGATCATAATATCTGAATAAGTATAACCTCTACTTACTAAAAAATTTATTTCTTTATGGAGATAAGATAAGTGACTAGATTTCAGGATAGAAAAAATTTGATCCGAACCTAAGAAAGGTGTCTAAGGACTCTCCCCCCTGAGTCCTAGCTGTAGTTTTTAGTTCTATTCCTGGTGATATTTCATCTATATGTTTTCTTAAAGACCTAGTATCTAATATAGGTAACTTCTTTAAAGTGTTAGAAATATGTATTTTACTTCTTTCACCCTCTATAGATTTAATTTGTTGTTCTAAAGTTATCATTATTTTATTAGATATTCCATCAGGATCTCTTTTAGATTCCTCTTCATCTCTAACATCTATAATTTCTTCATCTTTACCAGATAATAAAGTAAATGTTACCCTTTTATTGGATTTTGGTAATGTAAATTCAAACTCCCCATTTTCATCTGGTTTAATAAGAAGTTTCTTTTGACCCAATTTAGATAAATCGATTGTTGCTTCAACAAATTTTGATTGATCAGGGTTATATACTAGTTGAGTATAATCCTCACCGAAGGCGGTAATCCTTAAATAAACCATTAAAGTTGTTCTATCCCCAACATTCAAGTCCTCAACATCAAAACCCAAATCTTTAACCTTTCTTCTAAGTAAAATATCTATTACTTTACTACCATTGGATATATTGGGTGAAGATAGTACACTTTCATCCATTGCGGTTAAGTATTCGACTTTAACCGACTTTTTATTATTTTTATATAAAATACCTTGAGAGGGTAACTCAACTATGTCGTAAGGGGTTCTAAACTCTTCAGGAACATAGTTTGGGTCTAAATTTTGTTGTGCATTTTCCATATTACTATATTTTTAAAACTATTATAATAATAAATATGTGAAAGTAAACTTTTTAGTGTATTCTTATTATTACTTCATACAAGACTCTCTTTTTGATTCTACACATTGCCAACAAGTAAAGTATTCATAGGTTGAATCCCATAATTCTTGCTGATATCCCTTTTTCTGATCTTCCAAATCCTTCGGCAAATTCTCTTTAACAAATGACCAAAAAAATTGAGTGCCCTCAGCGTCCCATTTATTATCAATTAACCTTTTTCCTACTTCACTTAATTCACCAGTAAGGTTGTCATCATCATCAAGTTCACAAACCCATCCATCAAAAAATCCTTCTTTAGCTCTTTGATTAACCCATACATTCGATGGTAAAAACTCAATTACCTCCTCTTTTTCAATATCTTTATCGTTTATTATTACTTCTTTATCGTCTATTGGTTCTTCGATTAGATTACCTAATTTAACCCCATTTTCTTGAATCCTTTTATTAATTTCGATATTATTAATAAATTTATTAACATCGTCAGTGCCGGATTGACCTATACCTTCCATTAGTTCCTTAACCTTTAACCTTTGTAAAATTACTTTATCATCATTTTCTTCCTTTTCTCTTTCTGTTTTACCACCAATGATAATCCTTTCCGACCACGATCTAAGTTGTTCTATTCTAGTAGAGTTATAAACCTTTAATTTATCATAGTCAGCTTTTGGGTACCCATCTGGTGTATCATTCATATTTGGTAATAATTCCCCAACTACCGTCTCTACTTTCTTTCTAAGACATTCCACCTTTTTACTATTACAAATTCGTTTAAAAACATCCCCCAACTCCACTACTTTCCCATCTTTATTAATAAGTTCAGTTTGTCCCTCGCTATATGTAACACCATCATCATCTATCTCACCAAAACTCAAATATTGTCCAATCCCCTTCATTTTCTCTTTTCGCTGTTCTGGATCATAACCAGCCCAATCGACTGCTTTTTCCATTTGGTCTCTAAGTTCATCACCAATTAATTTAAATTTATTTTTTAACTCTACATCATCTTTTAAAATGGCATCAACTGCATCCTCATCATTACATTCGATACTACAGTCACACGTGTCATTAAGATCACAAAGACCATCTATTTTATCTTCAATGGTTGTAGCAATAATAACAAATTGTTGTTGTAATTCAATTGTGAGTATGTTTAGCATATTTTTAGCTATTGTCAACCCATAGCTACCTACATTAATCCCACAAATCATTACGTCATAAAATTTTGGATCAGTTATCGGAATCTGCTTTTTATGTTCGTCATTCCATTTCTTTATAGTATTTTCATTTTCCTCCGACATCCCACTCCGATCGGAATTACTCCAACAATAATAAGCTAGTCCCGCAAGCCCGGCTAATAGTACTCCCCATCCTGCCTTCACCCAAACCAACCTCCACCTATAGTGCCTATCTGTACTCCCTTCCTTTTTTCTCCTCTGCCACCAACTTAATTGGCCTGTAGCCTCAGAAGCGTTAACAGGGGTACTAAACTCAATTTTTCTTTGGTTTAATATATTAATATATTTTTCCATTTGTCTTTTAGTGTTAAATGACACTAAAAGTACTTCATCACTCACCTCATCATAATAAATCACAGTTCTCTCCCAATTTACGTCTTTGGAACTTATTTTTTCTAATACGTGCTGATATGTTGTACCTTTGTTCTTATCCCTTCCCCTTTTCCATCTTTTGTACATACTTTCTTTAACTGACCTATACTGTAATGAATTCTCTATCTCTTTTTTAAATTTTACGGTTATTTCTTTACCACCCATTACTTTTCCATTTATTATTAATCCAGCGTTCCTTTTCGCGGTATCCCAAGCTAGGGCCGCTGCTCGAAATTGTTTGCTGTTTGATGTCAGACCATTATCTAGTTCTATAAAAGCCGCTTCTATTTCTTCTATAGATTTAAAAGTTTCCCCCTTTTTTAATATTTCTTTAAATATTGCAACCATAGATCCCCTCATATTATCAGGTGTGATTGCGTTAATTATAGACGAGTTTTTATCCAAGTAGGTAACATAACTCGTCAATTCTCCAGTTGTTTCTTCAAGGAGATCTAACATGTTTAGTGTATCTGGCGAAAAATCATTTTTTACAATAAAACTCTTTTTATCTGCGGCAGATAATTCCCCCAAAAGATAATTAAGTAAAGTTTCTTCATCAGAACTTTTTATTACACCCAATAATTCCTCTATATAAACTTTCCATTCAACCCGAAGTGCAATCCCATTTGGAAACTTCCCCCCCTTGTCCCTAACATTTTTCGATATTGCGTCATTTACTCTTTTAAGTTCTGTTAAAACTTTTTCTTTCATCGATTTTAGCGCACTAATATCTGATCCCAAAATCCCCTTAAAAGAACTAACTTGTATTGCGTTAATCCTTTTAATTAACGAAGTTACTCCACCCTCTAAAAGTAACTGACCCTTCTTTTCATCATACTCGTTTAACGTTAACCTAGGGTTTTCCATTCGACTAATTAAAAACTTTATATCTTCAATACTAACTCTATTATCCATAACCTATTTTATTTTATTTTATCATTTCTGCTATTATATTATCTGATTCATATGTTTGTGTTGAGGAGTAAGTTTTACCTAAATATAAAGACAATGCGGGGACTACTCCTGTACAAAATGATGCCCCGGGACTTATAAATAAGTTTGGACCATCTGAAGCATCTGGTTTGAAATCATCACCTTTAAAATTACTATCAAAAAGTGTAAAGTCAATTGTCTTATTAAAAGGTGCTGGAAAATCAAAGCTTGTTTTAATTCCGGAACGGTTTTTATTCCAGAATTTTTTAATTATCATGTCTGTTAATGTAAAATTCCCGTCATCATCTGATTCCCATGTTCCTTCTAATTTAATATAAGCCAAACCACCACCTAATTGGTACCATGGTACGGACGCCCCGTTAGACCCATTATTCCCATATTCATCTGTTATATTAAAAGTCGCACCACTAATTCCAATACCTCCAAATGACTTTTTAAAACTACAACCAATCTCTTTACCAGATACATTTGTTTTAAAATATAATGAAAATCTTTTTGTACCAACAAATTCATATAAATTTAATACATTTAAAGGGTTAGGGTTAGATGTCTTCCATAAACTTAGAACACAACCGTTACCCTCTTTCCAAGGTGAAAATTTAATTGACGTGTTACTTTTATATTTTCTCCATATTTTACCTAATGAAGTATTCGCCCCTAAACATATATCATCATCTGCTGATTTAACAAGATACCCCTCCTTATCGTACATCATCTTAGATATACCATCTGCACCACCTAAAAATTCATAAGCCTCATCATAATCTATTTCATTACCTGAAGCAGCCAACTCATCACTATCTATTTTCTTATCGTGATTACTATCAGGGTTAACTTCATTAATTAAATTACCATATAACCTTTCATCGTTGAATAATGATTTTATTCTTTTAATTTCCTCATTTAACCTTTTCATATCTTCTTTATTATCTTTAAAATCATTTGTCTCCTTTAAATCTTCAAGGGTTAGTTCACCCATAATCTTCAAATCAGCGTTCATTTGTTCAAAATCAAGTACTCCCTCCGGAGTCTCATATTCACCCCCTGTCAACAACAATGTTTTCTGCTCCTTAGATACTTCTACCTTTTCTGTTCCAGAAATGTCTTTTATAATTTCATCTAATTTAACAATTATATCTTTATCACCCTCCTTTATTAACTTTAATTGTGGTACAACTATATTAACAATCTCATCTACGTTTTTACTTTCAAAACCTGTTTTATCATTTATAAGTATAAATAATTCTGCCAGTTTATTAGAAACAGATTCATTTTTTGTTTCTTCATCTTTATAATAAGTATCTAGTCTTGACCATTGCACATTAATTTTTACTAATTTTTTAAGTTTTTCACTTTGATCATCACTTATTGTCGGTGCCAAAACCTTCTCCAAGTAATCAACCCTATCTTTATCACCTAATAACTTCACTAAGTTTGGACTCACCTTTTCTTCATCCAACTCACCGCCTTCATTAAAAATACCCAGTATATCAAAACCAGTTGTGTCATATATAGATTTAAGTCCGTCTCCAAGTTGACTTGAGAACATATACATACCCAAAAATACCGAACCACCGAATACCGCAGACTTTACACTACTTTTCTTTAAAATGTTTTGAATTAATTGTTTTAAATTTTTATCACTTCCTAAGTCTTTTAAAAACTTTTCACTTGAAAAATCTTTACCATTAATATATTTTTCAAATGCCCCCTTTTCAACAGTGGTTAAATCTTCAATTTGTTTATTTAGTTTATTTAATACGTCATCAGCATCGGATTTACTCATCTTTTCTAACAGTTCCCCCACCTCTTTAAAAGCCTTTAATTCTGATTCACTTAAATTCGATTCTTTTAATATTTTTTTAATTATTCTTCTAGATTCTATAACATCTAAACCTTTTACAGACTTACCAATATCCAACATAAGATTAGAAACATTTATACCTTGTTTTGCAAAGTTTTTAAGTTCACTAACACCACCAAGTGCACCTAAAATTGTAAACCCAGCATTCATCTTCCACCCTTCATCCTTTTCCATTACATACCCAAGAGCAGAGATTGCATCAATTCCTACAGATATTGCCCAACCATATGGACCAAAAGCGTACGCAGCTATCGATGCGATATCTGCAATACAATGCCAATCGGTAACGCAATCAACGGATTTAGTTTTCCACCAAGCACTCCAACTCTGAGTATCTATATTCTCAAATTGTTGGTTTATATCTACTTCCCCCTTTTTCTCCCACTCCACAATATTCTTTAAACATTTAATATTCTCCTCCCCCCGACAAACCGAATACTTTACCATATCATTATGTGTTGGGTTTGATTGAAAATTAGATGGATTACTCCATTTAACCGATGTTACTGCACCTTCATCCGCTGGTTTTGCACAAGAACAAAATTTGTTTACCTCATTCCTATTATCCACGTCCCATCTAAAAAACACACCACCATAATCTTTACAAACATCCGTCATTTCATACTTATACTTATACTTAATTTGCACTTCCGGATTCGCATCATCGGTCACTGAGCTTGGACAACATTCGGTAGACATTACATACTGATATTCAGTGTACTTTATATTACATCCGTTAAACGCTTTTATAGTGGGTTGTCCAGATATTAATTTATTTTGACCTTGAATATATTTTAATGTATAGATATAAGTGTTTAATATCGCTAAAATGTCTAAACTTTCGGGAGTGTCTAAATTATACTCCTTAATAAAACTCTTAATGGATTTATACGGATCACCATAACTGGTGGTGTATTTTTCTCCTGATTTTATTTTAGATGATGAATTTAACCAACTTTTATCAGTTAAAACATCCGTATCATAAATCTCTTTTAATGCATTAGTATGTAATACATTGGCAAGTCTTTTATTATGATTAGAATCCGCTGGATAATCCCCAATTGGTTTCTTAGTCACCTCCTTAATACCTTTATTTATTACAGTACTTAATTTATATGTGTATTCTTGTACCTTCAACAATAAAAAAGATGGGTCCATACAAGTTGTTGGTGAAATATCATGATTAAGTACCCTTTGAATACCTTCATTGTCAATAATAACTGATTTCTCGGTATCCCAACCCCTATCCTTACCAAAATCATCCCACACATTTAATGATTTATTATATGCCACTATCCATTCATTGTTAACAAATTCAGTTTCTACCCACTTTTTAAATTTGTCCTTATATTCTTTATTATCGTCCTTATCGACTATAGAATTGGTAATGTTTTTAATCCATTCTTCCGAACTTAAATATTTACTTCTAAAACCACTTTTATTAATATAGTCGATACCATATTTTTCCCAAGCAACCTTAAAATATTTATTATCTATATCACCCTTTGGGTCTAAAACATCAGAATACCCTAAATCATTATATTCGTCATTTAATTCATCTTTTCGTCTTCTATTTCCTAACACCCACTCTCTAAAGTTATCCCCATCTTCTTTAGTTTTTATGTGTTTTTCTAATAACTGTATCGAATACAACGTATCAATATCACTGGTACTCATATTAAACTTACTAAATCTATCCACATCTGATGTTAATTCCACATCTGATATTAATTCACTTGAATATAACAACCCTAACATTTCCCAAGCAACTAAGAAATGTGTATTACCATATGGACCACTTTTAGAAAACCCATCCTTAAGTCCTAATGACTTTAATCTGTTATTTACATCGTTTAATCTACTTTTCTTTCTGTACACCCACTCTCTAAAGTTATCCCCATCTTCTTTAGTTTTTATGTGTTTTTTATAGTGTTGACTTTGTAATTGACCACCACCTTGATATTTACCTTTAGAATCAATATAACCTTTTCTGGAATCTTTTGATCTTATAGTATTCCGTTGCTCATTTAAGAATATTCGCCCGTATTGGTGCTCCGATATAATTATTCTTTTACCCATAAATATATGTCTCTATACTCTGTCTTGTAACGTAAAACTAGCCCATATCCTATCTTCTTTTGATATTAATTTTTTATTAAGAACTATCATTTTATCATCTGGCATATTAATTGCCCTTTCTACCGCCTTTTGTGCTCTGGGATTATCAAACTCTGCTTTACCACCACTTTGTGTAACAATATCTTCACCCATTTTCGTCCTTATTCTATATTCGTCTCTCCCCTTTTTCATTACAACACCCAACTTTCTAGATCCATCCATTATATTGTATTTTTGACCCAAAGTACCACCTTTAGCTTTTATACTTTCATGATCTATATTTGAAAACCATCTATCCCTTAACTCATTAATCGATGACTTACCTCCACGTAACTTATCCCACCTATTAAGTTGTGAATGAAATTTACCTACACAAAATTCATACGTATCAGTAGGGTTCTCGTTCCCCTTATTAATGTACTTCTTTAAAGACATCTTAGAACTAATTTTAGACATGACAGTTAATTTTTCTTTACACAGTTTAAATGTCTCTTTTAATGTTTTTTTACCATTCTCTAAATCATTCTTTAAATCACCAATAGTCTTTGTATTTATATTTGTATTAACGGGTACATACACAGGCGTCTCGATCCCTTCATCATTAAGAATAGATATCTTTTTTGATTGTATGTCCGGATTTTTGTTGTGTTCCCCATCCAATTCCTTAACAATTATATCGTATTTCTTTCTATACCCATATTTCTTACCATCTTTATCCACCTTAATGTAATAATCAATATCATCACCCGGTCTCTGGGATACATTATATTCAATTTCAGTCCATAACTCAATATCAACTGTAGTGTTTCCTACGTTGTGAGTTTGTGTAGTTTCTCCTCCACCTTCTGGTGCTGGTTCTTCTCCACCTTCTGGTGCTGCCTCTTCTCCACCACCTTCACCTTCACCACCTTGTTCTTCTGGTGCTTCTGGTGTTGTTAATAAACTATTAACAGCTGATTCTACAGTTTGATCAACTAATTCTGATAATTCTACTTTTTCGTCATCAGTCAGTTCACGAGTCCAAGAGTCATCTTCGAACCACCCCGATTTTTCTACACCATTAGTAATCTCAGTACCTACCCCATATTGTGTCCCATCCTTAAAGAACCCTTTATAGCTATCGCCTGTATCATTTTCGTAGAACCCATAACCACTCCATTCCCCATCGACAAATGATCCTGTATATGACATCGACCCATCAGGATCTTTCCACTTTCCAAAACCATTTACACAATCCCAATCCCCCTCCAAACAACCTTGAACTGCTTCATCTGTTTCATCTGTAGCTACATCCATAACCTCCACATTAATCATCTCTAAATCTTCTTGAGTTTCTTCAGATATAACTGAATAATTACTTTCATTAATTTTAAATTTTTTATTTAAACCCTTAACAGTTTCTTCACCAGCGATACCATCATCCTCTAAACCATTATCACTTTGGAATTTCATTAAGGCTTCTTTTGTTTTTGGACCAAAAATACCGTCATCTTTAACTTTTAAGAGTCTCTGTAAAGGTTTAACCACATCAGGTGATGATCCTGTTTTAATTACACCTTCCCTTATATCCCCTTCAACTAAATTACCAAACATTCTTTCTTCTGTAAACAGAGATTTTATTCTATTAATCTCTTCGTTTATTGATTTATATTTTTTTATCATAGTACAATATTTTTATCTTTATAATATAAATATTAAATTTTTATAAAAAAAACACTTATATACAAAAAATCCTCTTTATAAGTTTATATTATAAAGAGGATTAATAAATATTAAGATAAATGTCTTTTGAGTTCACCTATAACCCATTCGGGTTTATCGTTGATATCAGTCTCCCAAAAACGAAGTAACTTTAACCCATCACTACCCTCACAAATTTTATTTTTTTTATCGTCATTTTTAATTGTTGTTTTTTGTGTCTCATAAATTGGTCCGTTTGGGTACTTAATAGGGTTACAATGGTAAAAATCACCATCTACTTCTATCACTAAATCATATTTAGGTAAATAATAGTCAAAATTAAACCCACAAATAGTATATTGGAATATAAAATCCACCCCAATCGACTCCAATAAATCACCAAAACGTGATTCTAATATTGTTTTATTATTATATTGATAATCCTTTAAATATTTAACCCTTTTTTTACGTTGTTTTTCCCTGTTCTCCTCTTTACTCCAATATTCCCTCATACCCTTATCGAGACTATCTAAAACATGTTGGGGTCTTTTTCTTCCTTTTCTGTATTCAGATATTTTTTTATTCCTTTCTAAATTATTAGATATTTTCTCACCATAGTCCAATCTTTTGTCATCGTATTTGGTTAACCCCTTATTCCATATAACTAACTCACCAGATCCGTACAATCTTCTTTGGGTATCTTTAGACTTTTTCTGTGCGTCAGGATTATGACCCCAATTATTGTTAATTCTAGAAGAGTGACCACGAATAAAATCTCTAAAGCCCTTTTTAATACTTAAAAATGATGGAGTTTCACCACACCCACAATTACATTTTGGTGATATGCCTTCTAAATTATGTTTAATAAAGGTTTCTTGTGGTTTGATATCATGTTTTTTGACATTATGAGATGATAATCCCCATAATGAATCAAAGTCTTTATCACATATTTCACATTTGTGTTGCATAAAAAATCCCTTTTACATATAAATATACACGTAAAAGGGAAAGTCTTATGTTTGATAAAGGAATTCTAGAAAACATTGATGGCCCTATCAAACCGGAGCGTACAACTAATCTCAGCTAAAGAATCTGAATTATAGTCTAATGTACCGAAATCAGCGTCATTTAATTGAGTTCCTTGTAGTATCCATTTCTGAACAACAACACCGGTTGGGTCTAACATTTCCAATTCAACGTCTTTTTTGTAACCAGCCGCATAACCTTGTCGTCCTGTTACTGATTCTGAATGTAATCTAACCCATTCCATTAAAGCTTGTGTAGCTGAAGGACCAATTGGATCTCTAAATGTCACCCCTATAGTTTCCCACTGAAATCTACCTATCACAAACGTAGATGTATTTAAGAAAGGTATTTCTACCTCACTACTAGTATATTTTGGTCGACTTGTTGTTGATACCCACCATTCTTGTATTCCCAGTTCATCGGGAAACCTTAAAATAAACCTATTCTGTCTTAATGGTTCATAAGGAACAGGCATTCGCATTAATAAATCCGCCATTTTTTAATTTTTTTTATAGTTATTATTGTATTTGTTAAGTTTTTTCATTACCTTTATTAATAAATATCTAAAAACCAAAAAAAGTGGATTATAAAAAGTTTTTTTTAGAAAATAATAAATCTGGATTAAAAACCAGAGAATCTTATATTGAAAATAATTATAATGAAATATATAATTCAATTAACCTTTATTGTGATAGTATAAACTTAAATGGGGTTATTCCGTTTAAAGAAAAAATATATATCTTCATAAATAAATTAAGTGATACCCCCATATGTAAAAATTGTGATAAAAAATTAAAGTTTAAGAAAAGTTTAAGAGAGGGGTATGGTAGTTATTGTTCCATAAAATGTACAAACCAACACGAAGATCATAAAAACAACGTTAAAGAAACATTTAACAGAAAATATGGTGGTTCACCAATAAGGGATAAGGGTATAAAGAAAAAAATAGAACAAACAAACTTAGAAAGGTATGGTGTTACAAATATATTTAAAGATAGTGAATACATACAAACCAAAACTAAAGAGAAGTTAGGGGTATCCAACCCAAACCAATTAGATAGTGTAGTAGAAAAAAGGAAAAACACTAACCTCAACAAATATGGTGTAACCAACACACTATTATTAAATAACTCCCGTAAAAAGAACCAAAGTTCAAAACTAATTAATTTTAATGAAAAATATAAGGGGTTAAATGTTATTGACGATTCTGGTGATTATGTTAAACTTAAATGTAATAACTGTAATGGTGAATATGATATAGATAGGAGTCTATTGTTCTATAGATTTAAAAATGATATAAACCCTTGTACGTTATGTAACCCTGTAAGTGAGTTAAAATCTATAAAAGAAAAAGAACTAACAGATTTTTTATTATCTTTGGGGTTAAACCTTATTCAGGGTGATAGAGATATTCTTAATGGTAAGGAGATTGACATACTATTACCTGATTTTAATATCGGTATAGAATTTAATGGTTTGTATTGGCATTGTGAGAAATATGTTGATAAGGATTACCATTTAAATAAAACTGATGTGTGTGAGTCCAAAGGGATACACCTAATACATATCTTTGAAGACGAATGGGTTAATAATAAGGATATTGTTAAAAGTAGGTTAAAAAACTTATTTAAATTAACTGATAATAAAGTATATGGTAGAAAATGTATAATAAAAGAAGTTAATACTAAAGATAAAACAAAATTCTTAAATGATAACCATATTCAAGGTACAATAGGTAGTAAAGTTAATATAGGGTTGTATTATAACGATGAGTTGGTATCGATTATGACATTTGGTAAAGGTAGGGTTGTTATGAATGGTGTTAAAAATGAATGGGAGTTATTAAGGTTCTGTAATAAAATTAATCATTCCGTTATCGGTGGGGCTAGTAAACTATTTAAACACTTTATTAAAAACTATAACCCAAAACAATTAATAAGTTACGCTGATAGAAGGTGGTCACAAGGTAACTTATATAGTCAATTAGGGTTTAATAAAACACACAACTCAACGCCAAACTATTTTTATGTTGTTAACAATGAAAGGGAACATAGATTTAAATATCGTAAGAATTTATTGGTTGAGTCTGGATTTGACATTAAAAAAACTGAAAGAGAAATTATGTATGATAGGGGAATATATCGTATATATGATTGTGGGAATTTGGTTTATATTTATAATAAGATGGAAATTTCTTTCTAAAAGTCCCCTAATAATGGGGTTTTTTAATAAAAATATAGAAAAAAAACAAAATTTATTACAAAACATAGCGCGATATCGAAAAGTTTGGCTTATATTTGTAACAACTAAAAAATAAACAACTATGAAAAAATTAATTTTAATAATCGGAATCCTAATTGGATTAACAATTGGTGTATCAGCTGAAGTGAGAGAAGATACAGTAACAAGAAAAAACTCACTAACCCAAAGAAGTGTAATCAAAAAGAATTTTGAAACATCATTTACCAATGAACTGGTGAAATACATCGAAACAGGTGACGTAACACCTTTATTAGACTTGGCTCAAGAAGATGATATAACCTTTTATGGGTTAAGTGATGATAAATACGAACTAAGTGAGGACAAAGAATACTTCAAACAATTTATTAAGAAGTACTTAAATGTTCGATCCAAAGATTTAACCATACTTCGTATTGATAAGGAATATTATGACAATTCTAATCACAAGTTTGGTTCAAAATATAAAATAACTATTCTATATCCTAATTCAGAAAGATACGATAACGTACAAATTTATTATAGTTGGGCTGGTAAAGTTAGAGGAATCACAATCAACGATAATCTACAAGAAAACTCATACACAGATGGTGATTTAAATAAAATATTTGGTGGTGAGTCTGGTTATGAAGGTGAGCGTGTAAGTTGGAAAAAGTTGTAAATAATAGTTTAAAAATTGGGTACGGTAAATTAAAAAGGTGGGATTCCCACCTTTTTAATTTTTAAATAGTCTTAATATTAATTAAATGGAACGATCCCAATAGAATCTTGAAAACCCTTTTTTATGGTTGCAAAAACAGTTGAATCCTTCTTACTACAATGTTCATCCTGACAAGCACCCACTAACCTTAAGAAGTCTCTGGATTGAATAGCCCTTTGCCATTTACCATTAGAGAATACCTTCCCAGCACTAACTCGACCTTCTTTATTTTTTACATATACTGAATAAAAGGGTAATTTAAGTTTTTTAGTTTTTGGGTCTTCAAGTTGTGTCTTATGTATTAATACAGTACCCGGTAATTTAACATGTGATGCTCCGCCAGGTTTAAACGGAAACTCCCATTGTGTCTTCCCACCTGTGGTAGCATCGGCAACTGGAGCTTCATCTTGTTCTTTTATCACTTTTTTTACAATACGTCTTAAATCTGACTCTGTTAGATTTATAACTTTTCCGTTTTTCTTAATTTTCATAATCTATTTTATTTTTTTATTAATCTTTTCATTTTATCAAACGTCAATTTCGGGGTCAACCGTAAAATATTCGCTTTTACCATTTGGACCATAGATGTTTACGGAACAATTATGCTGCCGCCATTCACCTATCTCCCTAACAATACACGTAATCCAATTCTCAATTTTTTTATAGTTTTGGTTAGTCATATCTACCTCCGACTCCAATCTATTTATCGCTAAATGTTTATACGCTTGTGCCGCTGCAGCATCATTATCACTATCATCATTAAATGGTCTGAAGAATTTAACATACTCCGTATCATTACCATATATATCTTCAGGGTTATCGAACCAATTGCTGCTACCTTCCCACCATTTTTGTATACTTCCACAAAATGCCACTGCTACATTATATTCCTCTAGTTCGTTTGCTGGTGATTCATCTTGTTCTTTTATTACTCTTTTTACTATTTTCTTTAAATCTGACTCCGTTAGATTTATAACTTTCCCGTTTTTCTTAATTTTCATAATACCCTATTATTATTATTATTATTATCTTTTTATATAAATATAAGTAACTTACAAAAAGTTACCTCTTAATTTTATCACCACCAATCTATTTCTGGGTCAACAGTATATGTTACAGCCCAAGAATCCTTAACATCTACCACTGAAGGTGGTTCTAAAGTCATATAACATTTCTTATTTTTCCAGTTAGGTATTTCATCTACAATTTTATCAAACCATTCTTCAAACTTATATAACCAATAATTATCCTTTAATCTTGGTAAGTACTTTTTGTTTACAAAATTTCTATATGCTTTCGCAGCCCCTTTATCGTCATCTTTATACCAGTGATTAAACTCTTTGAAAAAACCATATCTGTCATCATGTTTCTCCCACCAAGCCTGAACCTCTTCAGCAACATCCTTAGCAATCTCCCATTGACCTCCGTAGTTTTTTATGTTACCACCGTCAACATATTGTCCCTCTATGTTTTGATTAGAACTTTCCCATAATACCTTTTTAATTATATTATTTAAGTCTTTTTCTTTTAATTTAATAATTTTCATAATGTATTTTAAAAATAATCTATTTCTGGGTCAACATAAAATGAAGATGATTTATAATATGGTGCACCTGTTTTGAGGTAAATCCAACATTTATCATTTTTTACGTCATCTATTTCATCTACAATATCATCAAACCATTTCTCAAATTGTTTATAATATTTATTATCTGTACCCAATTCCTCTAAATATTTTTCAGCTTCTTTTACCTTATAGTCTTCCGCAGCCCCTTTATCATCATCAAATTTATACCAGTGATTAAATCTTCTGAAAAACGGATATCTATCGTCACCTTTCCACCAGTCCTCAACTTCTTGAGCTACTATCACAGCGTGTTTGTAATCGTAATCCACACCACCCGTATCGGTATCAACTGTCTCCTCCACTAATATTTTTTTTATTAATTTTTTCATAATAACCTACCAATCAGTGTCCACATAAAATTTCTTATTATTACCGTCTCTTAAAGAAGATTCTAAATAACAATAATTCTGAAACGCTAAATCATCAATTTCATCCTCTATACAATCGAACCATTTAACAAAATCGGTATAATAGTGGTTATCACTCCCCAGTTGTCTCAACCATGTATTAGACATATTTTTCTCATATTCTTTTGCAGCATCATCATAATCATCAATGAAATCATTTTCAAAACGTTCAAAAAAGTCAATTCTCTTTTGACTTCTCCACCACACGTCAACTGCATTAGCGATTTCTAACGCTTTAACTTTATCTTTTTTTTCTTTTTGAAAAAAGTGTTGATCGTTATTACCAGATGTACTGGGCCAGTATTTTCTAGGGCTGCGTTCGGTGCGTTGCTCTATTAATATTTTTTTTATTAATTTTTTCATTTTATCAAACGTCAATTTCGGGGTCAACCCTATAGGAAGAACTTACACCATCCCCTGTTAACCTCAAAGATACTATATCTTGGTAATTATCATCTATTTCATCTACAATATCATAAATAAAGTTTTTAAGTTGTCCATAATATAAGTTATCGTTCCCAACCTCCCTATTTAAATCATCCATAGCCTTATCTCTATATGACTTTGCAGCTGCGCTATCAGCATCATTCGCAAATTGGAACTTGGAAAAAAAATCATGGTAACCCTTATATTTACCTTTTCGTATATTAGTCCAATCACTACTACCACCCCACCAATCCTCTATATTTTTAGCAAAGTTAGATGCGGTATCATAATCAGAATTTCCATCATATTGTTCTTTTATTACTTTTTTTACAATACGTCTTAAATCTGACTCTGTTAGATTTATAACTTTTCCGTTTTTCTTAATTTTCATAATATGTTAATATTACTATCTTTTTATATAAATATAAGTTACTTATAAAAAGTTACTTCTTAATTAATTTTGTATCAACGAATTGTTTCTCCCATTCCGAAATATGACCTTCACCAATAAAATAAATTCCACACTCTAAATTATTTTTAATATGTTCCCTTCTTCCTTCGGTTGCGGTATCCGCCATATTAACCAATAAATTATTCCCTTCTTTATATCCATAGTTATCTCTATCATCCCACATCATTAAAAACCCAGTATTGATAAATTTTCTTATATTTTCATCTGTGGGTGGCGCTTCTAATAAGGACATTATGGTATCAGAGTTTGGTGTTCCCTTAATTTGATCAATAAACCATCCCTTTTCTTCGTCATTATAATCCAAACTATCATCCCAAAACATTGTAACGCCACTACCTTTCATTATTAATTCCTTTATACTATTGGGTGGGTTATCACTTAATTTTTCCAATTCAGATTTTAATATTTTATCTTGATTATTCCCCCATTGTCCTTCTCCTTGACCGCCATTGGAAAAGAATGTATACATATGAGTTTTTTTATAATCATTTCCTTTAGATTCAATTTCTTCACCGCTGGGTTCATAAGAATCATTACAATTAACATTATTTATCCCAATATCATTAAAGAAATGTTCAATGTTATTTAAATCGTCCCCACCAGACCCTTCATAGTAATAACCGCAATTCGTTGCAATTGATTTTATTTTATCTATTTGTGATGAATTAATATCTTCTTTTGTTAAATAATTTTCTTTATTTTTATCAAAATGATCCACACCTATTATAATACTATCTTGTTTTGGTCCTTGTATAATAATTGTACCATGATTGTTTGATGGGGTAATTTCATCTTCTTCTTTAATTAACCCCATTATGGACTTAATTCTGTTAATCTCTTCGTTTAATGTTTTCATTTCTTAATTATTATTCTTTTCTTTTTGGGGTTCTGTGGATCTGAAGTATCGTACACCAAAAACCTTATCTCTGGATATTTTTGTTTTAATTTTTCTTCTATTAACTTTTCAACAACCTCAACGTTACTGATATCATCATCACTAAACCCAATACTAATACCTTCAAAGTCATCGGTATCTTGATATGAACTAACTCTATCTACAACCCTATCGACAAAATCTTCGAACGCTATCTTCTTACCCTCTTCTGGGTTTGTGGAATCTATATCCAACCCCCATTTATTAATAAACTCTTCTGAAGAAACTGGGTGGTAATCTTGTAAATTAAGATATTCGTCTATTGTTACCCCATTTAAATTGTTTTTCATCTCTTCTTGTTCATCATAATTAAAAGATTTTCGAATAATTAACTTTATACCGTCTTTAATCGCTCGTGGCGGGTTTGATCTAGCTGTTATAATAGAGAAGTCGCTACCACTAATTAAAGCCTCTTTAAACTTATTAAAACTAGGTCCATAACTACGACTATCTAACGCTTCTTCAGTGTCACTTATAAAAGCATCATATCCTTCAAAATCTTTAAATGATTCACCCTCATTATCATTTAAAAATCTAAACTCCGTACCTAACTTATGTCTAATACTTCTAAATTCTTCTGTTGATACGGATACTGGAACCCAAGCTAAACCATTAACGTTATAATCCAAATGAATTCTTGTTGACATCATAAGAATGTTATCGTCCCAATCAAAAGAGTAAGCTCTTTTTTTAAATTCTTTTAATAATTTATATTGAGATTCGGTAAGTTTAACTTTCATATTCTTATAAATATTCTTGGAAATAAAAAAACCCACATATAGTGGGTTTAATTATTAATTGTTTATTTTATTTTTAGATATCATCAAAGTTTGCACCAGTGTTAGTGATGTTAAATTCGATACTAATGTATTCTAACGATCTTGTTGGTTTGATAAATACCCTACCATTTAACTCATTTCTATCAATTGATTCTGGAGTATCATCCAACGTTACCCTAAAGTCTGTTAAACCTCTTTCCTTTCTAATGTTATCCAAAATTGGATTAACTAAACTTAAGAACTGATTTCTAACAACCTCATCATTTTGTTCAAATAACAATCTGATTGAAACCGCTGATATAAGTTTTCTAGCTTGTAACAACAATCTTCTAACATTAATTCTGTTAAGAGCTGTTTCTTTAACTTGTAACGTTTTGTTACCAAAGATTACAACACCAACATCAGAGAATGTAGCCATTGGGTTAATTCTTCCTTCATATAAAGTATCTCTATCATCCAATCTAAGTTTCACTCTCGCTTTAACTGCGTTTGTTGTTCCTCTATTTAAACCAGCTGCTGCGAACCAAGGGAACGCTACGTTATCTGTCAGTGCAATGTTTCTCATAACCTCAACAGTAGGTGGTAACCATACGTATCTGTTATTTTCTGTATCATTCATCTGTAACCATGGCCAGTATGTAGCTGAATAGTTTGAATCGATTCCCGAATCTTCTACTAAGTCAACCGCCTCACCGACAGTTAATGCTACGTTATCTGCATCAACATCTGGTGTGGTCATAACATAAAGCGAATCTGCTCTATCAACCTCAACCATATCCACAGCACCCTCTACTAAACTAATTTGATTCTGTAAATCTAACCCTGGTGAAGCGAATACATTAATGTTAACCGCTTCTGGGTTATTATATGTATAAATACCATCTAAGAATGCGTAGTAATCAGAAGTAATACCATCATCTCCCTCAGAAGTAACATACGTATCAAACAAACCACTTTGGAACCCTACAGATCCTTTACTACCAGTTTTAGTGTAACTATCACCGTTTGTTCTTTGTGTTCTATATTCATCCCACCCATCATATCCACCGAAAGGTGTGAATGTAAATTTCCTAGCTGCTAATTTTTCATATGGTCCACCGACTAAACCACTGTCTGTAGTAAATGCTGATACACCAACTTGTAATGATGGTGTGTATGTGTTAACACCCGCATCAATAACACCGCTAGTTGAGTTCACATCTAAATGGAACCCATCTGTTCTACCACTATATGTGTTTTTACCGTTAGCATCGGTAATACCAACACTAACTTTTTTTATACCTTTATAATCGAAGAAGTCTTGATCAACACCTATAGTTGAATTTAACCCTAAATAAGTTTTTCTTAGTTTAGAGGTAGTAAATTCAGAATAAGCAGTTTTATATTCTATCTTTGGTGCGATTGCGGTACGATTACTACCTACATATGTTCTATTTAACACACCCTCGAATCCAGCTGGAAAATGATTCTTTAAATCTGGATCATTTTCATCGTACAACTCAACCATTATATATTTACTTCTTAACGGATATTCACCATCAGTAGTACCAATTTTTCTAGCTATGTAACCATTTGATGTACTATCCATAGATAAGTTAGAGAATTTTTCTACAACTGACGGATTAGCGTCAGTGTCATTAAAGTTTCTAATCATTAAATCAAAAGTTTTGTTATCTGGTCTAATGTTTATAATTGAGAATTTAACGTCTTCGTTAGCCGCATTACCATCTGATATCGTAATAAACCTAAATAGTCTTTGTAATGTGGAACCTGCACCTAAACCTTTAAGTTCCGATAAAACCCAAGGTGAATAAGCCGATAACCATTTTTCTTTATAATCATTTAAGTTATCTGTAGTTGTTGAACCGATATTAACAAAATCAATATCTAACCCTCTTACCTTTTCGTTGGTAATTAAGTCTTCTAATACATTACCATAAATTTCTTCTACCCATAACTCAGTCTCTTTATCTTGAGGTGAACTACCGAATACTTTAGGTAAGTAATTTTTAGATGTTTTATCCATTGAAACGTCATAATCAATAGATAACCCAGCACTAGTAGTACCTGTAATTTGGAAGGACGCTAATGAGTCACTTGGAAGGTTTGAGGTGTTAAACATCGCAACGTCTGTAGAACCAGTAATATCAAACACTAATTGTTCAGCTCCGTTATATGTCCCTCTCGATCTAAGTGTTGCAATCACGCTACCATCGATATCACTATAACAACTAGCGGTGTATGATACCACAGTACCTGATGTTGTACCAGTTACAAACCCTGGTGTAGTTCCCGTTGCGATTACTTCCATATCAAAAGTAGCCCCACTAAAAGTACAAGCTGTTTCATCTTTTATATATGCTGGTGTGGTAATTGATATTGTACTACCCGTATCCAATAAACCAATAGATGTAAATGATGGGGTTATCTGACCAGCATCATATAGTGCTTGTAAATTAGCGTCACCTACAAAGTCCATAGTTATTGGAGTCCCTGCGGTTGTTGCAGTATAATTTAAAAGTGGGTTAGGCGAACTTGTAGAACCACTAGCTTCTGTTGCTGGATCGTGTGCCGCATCCAACGTTATACTCCACGCATTTCCTGCGTCATAACCAGACAAACCTAAAACCCTACTTACCCATAGTTGGTTTGTTTGAGTTAAAAATGATTTTGCAATGTAATTGAGTTCATATTTTTGAAACCCATTACCTTTAAATTTTTCAGCGTTTAACCCACCAAAATAACTAATAAACTCATCGTAATTAGAAATAAAGACTGGTTCAAAAGCTGGTCCTTTAGGTGTTTCCCCTAATAACCCTAATGTAGTTACCCCTACTTGTCTAGTTACGAATGTTAAATCCTTCTCTGATGTAAAAACACCTGGACTTACAAATATTCTATCTGTTGATGCCATTTAATTTTATTTTTTTATATTATATTATGTAATTCTTTATTTATAAATATGCGAGTTTTTTTGAAAAATTTTATTTTATTGTTATATAACAACAAATAGTATGAATTTTATCATACTTTTGTCATACTTACAGTATTTATAGTATATGAAAAGGGATAAAAACTTGAAAATAACACCGCAAACCCATAAACTTTTAAAAGAGTATTGTGAAAAAAATGGACTTAAGATGTTCGCATACGTAGAAAAGCTTATAAAAGAGAAATGTACCGTAAAGAAAGATATCTATGGTGATGATATTAACTAGACCATTTACTCACACCATCATAAACTAATCTAGGTTTTTTCCTACGAGCCAACTCATATGTTTTATAATATTTTTGTTTGGCTGATTCATACCCCTCATCCCACCATTCTGTCATGGCTTCTTTATTAAAGACTAATGAGTTGTTGGTTAGTTTTCTTGGTGTATAATAAAAGTTAATTTTAACATCACCTTTTATTTTAGCTTTAAGGTTAGCTATACGAATATCATCTCTACCAATCTCTG